GCTAGCAACTGCACTTTGATCTAGTCCTGTTTTTGCAGGAGGCATGCGATATTCAAAGAATAAACCAACAGTTTCCAATTTGCTCTTAATTTGAGTTAAAACATTGTAAGGATTGATGTAAGTTTTCCTTACAGCAGCCCCTAGAAATGTGTTGAGTCTAGCAAGAGCCTCGTTATTTAAAGAAGCAATGTTAATTTCTGGAGTATCAACTGCTCCATCAGGATTGTGGGGCCCTACAGCAGGATTTAAATGTCCTGCTTCGGAAGAAGCCATACCCCATTGTTCCTTTAATTTGCCTCTCAATTCTTTAAAACGCATGATAAACTCCTATCAACGAACTGTTACACGGAAAGAAGCATGTCCTGTTCCTGAAGCGGCATTAGCAGTTGCACCATCGTATACTGTTGCAGTTAGTCCGTATGCTCCCGAAGTTAATCCTGCGGGAAGGATTACCACACCAATATCACTATTGTATGTTGATGTTGGGCCGAAGAATGCTTCATAGACTGCTGTTGGAATTCCATTTGCTCCACTACTAGTAAGTAGTGTGCTTCCTGTTACGAATGTGATTCTCTTCAAATCGCTGTGAGCAGCAGGTCCTCCGCCTGTCATGTTTCCAGTTACTGTCAAAACAAGATTTTGTGTGAAATTCACATCATTTGCTTTAACTTTAATGTAACCTGTGTTTCCTGCGGGGAAAACCGTTCCTACAACATTAGTATATGTTGGAACCGAATTAGTTAAACCAAGACTTGTGGTTCCCCAGAACAGGGTAGAAACACCGTATTCATTTAAACCGAAATTTGCAGTTGCGGAATGGCTTAACCCTAAACCTGAATTTCCGCCAGATGTTGCTCCATCACCATTGAATGGGGTTGTGATATATGGAGAATAGTTTGTAATTCCTTGACCTACGAGCAAATCACCAGAAGTAAAACCACCGGTGATGCTAAGGCGATTGGCGAATACACCTGATGTTACTCCTGTGATACCAGGATCGTTAGGCATAGCAACAATCAGTTCCATTTGAGGATAACTTGAAGTTGCTCCAAGTGTTTTTACACCTTCGAATTGACCAGCCAAATTTGACAAGGCGTTCGCAACAGGAAGTTCCCATCCTGCGTTTGTGCGAACACAGAACCGCTTTTGGGCTGCTGTCAACCATGTTGGTTTTGATTCTTCTCTATCGTTATTATTCCAAGTTCCCATTTCGGCTTCTCCTTGTCGTTATTTAGCGAGTTTCGTTGATGATATTACGAAGGGTTGCAACTTCTTCTTCAGAAAGTTGAGTCAAAAATTCACGAAGACCCAATTCAATCTGTGATGGTTGAGTTTCTTCCTTCTTCATACCAGCGGTTTTAATACCAGCAGCGGCTTTAGCGGGAGTAGCCAACTTGTTTGCTTCTGCGCTTGATGAACCGCCCTTTGGAGCAGTCCTGCTCTTTACTTCGGCGGGGGTAGCCAATGCTGCCTTTTGTGTTGGCATTTTAACATCGGCTTCATTTACCAACTCATCAAAACGAACCACCATTTCTGGAGTTAGCGAGCAACCACACTTTGCAGCACCCTCTTTCAGATGCTTGCGTAGAATATTACGCTTGGTTTCAGCAACCATAACGCTTTCTGTAAGCGTCTTTAGTTCGGTTGCGGCCGCCTTGGCTGCTTCCTTTAGCGACTCGGGAAGTTCAACTTTTGTGGTTGTCTTACCAACGAGAACATTTGTGATGCTATTGTAAAAATCTTTGCTGATTGGTGAGTTGTGCATTGCTGCTCCTTGTAAATTTTATACTCTTGCCGCTAGGTAGTATTTAGTTAAATTTATCAGTTGGGGGTTGTCCAAAGAGTTCCTTCTGCGTTTCTTCTTTTAATCAGACCTGGTAAAACTTTTCCATCTGATCTGATATATTTTGATAATGCACTAGGCACTTGACTCCAGTTTGAAGGCGTTTTTAAAGCCCTAGTTATGGATTCAAATCCTTCTTTACCATAGAATCCAGGTCCAACATTATAAGCAAAAGATATTAGCGCAGCCTTTTGATTAGAATTCATAAGATTCCAATTTGGTATATTTTTTAATTTAGGCAAAATTTTAGTATTAACATAATGTTCCATATATGCATCCGCTTGCTGTTTTGTTATTTTATCTCCTTGTCGAACAGGTCTACCGTCTGGATGTGTGGTTGAACCTTTGCCTATAGTCCAAATTTTTCCAGTTGCATCCCAATAAGCACTAGTTCTAAATCCTTCAAATTTTGAAATTATTTCTTTCCATGCTGTTGTGCTTGTTGAAGTTTGTGTTATTTTTTGTGTGGTTGCGGCTTGTGCAGAAAACGAAGGTACACCCAGACCTAAACTCATAGCCATTAATCCAGGAATTAACATGTTTGGTTTTTTAATTTCTTCTAGGGATTTAGTATACTGAATAAAAGTTTTCATTATTCATCCCTTGGCTTTCTTCCAAAGGTCTGCATCAGCAGTTCTTCGTGTCTTTCCTCCGGTTAGGAATGAATTGACTCTAGCCAAAGCCCATTGTTGAGGAGTTGCACCAGGACGATGACCACCTTTCCAAGCCGCCATGCCTCGGTCATACACTTGTTTTAAAATTCCATATGAAACACCAGATTGCTTGGCTTTGTTTTGTAAAGCCTTTTTGCTTTCTGTTAATTCTAGTTCAGTTTTTAAATCTTTAAAGCGTTTCATGTCATTTCTCCGGATTATGACCCCAAATTTTTAGGGCTAATAGTTTGCGAGTTGGTCTACCTTTATCGTCACGAAGTGGGCCCTTGGCTCCCTTCATTCTGCTGATAAACGAGATTTGTTTGTTGGCCCATTTCCAGTCGCCTGCCTGCCAATCATCTTTTTTCTTGTCCAACATTCGAACAATAGCCCTAGCAGAGTCACGACCAGAGGTAATTTTCCCTCCACCTGTTCCTGCTTTGCCTGCTTCTTTACGGGACAAGCCTGCCGCTTTCCCATCTTCTGAATCTATAAAATTCTGAAGTTCTTTGGCTCCCATGTTCACAAGTTTAGACCATTCTTTGTAGATACGATCTTTTTCTTCATCATCAGTTTCTTCTGCAACTTGACCTGGTGTATCCTTGGCATAAGTTTTACGAATTTTATTGGTTCCAATCTCCAACACTTCTTTGTAAATCTTTCTAGCAAAACTGTTTTCATCGGTATGCTCATACAGCATCCACTCAAACTCTTGTTCTAGAGTGGAAGAAACTTTGGGAGCATGTTCTGCATACATGGCTCGCTTCTGTTCTTCGATATACACTTCCCATGCGGTTTGTTCTTCAGGGCTTCCTGCTTTAGCCTGCATATGACGAGCCTTTTCGATTCGGGTTGCAATTTTGTCGCAATCATCCAAGCGAACCGCCTCATCTAAAATTTCTTGCAGTTCAAATGCTTCTGCTTTGGTTCCAAACTTTTTCGCAAACGCTACAGAATACTTGGAACGGCGAGCAGTTTTTTCGGGGTCGCCTGGTAGTTTTTTCCAAGCCTTTGGGTCTGAATCTAAACGAGCCTTACGAGCAGCAAACTGTTGAACTCTAGCCTTGGCATCCGCTTGACTTAATCCTGAAACATATTTCTTTGGTAATCCAGTTTCTTTATCTTTTGGGCTTGCAGGGGCTTTTCCTTCAATCATTGCGAACTCCTCTGTTTTTGGTTCTGGTTTTGCAGCAGCCATATCTTTCGGGTCAACCTGCATACCAGTTTGACGCAGGAATCTAAGTCCTATCAAAACTTTGTATTCCATGTGCTGCCTGTTAGTTAATGAAAACTTAACATTCTTGTATTCTCTGCCGCCAAATTCCACATCCATGAATACCACAGGACGAATTTCTCGTTCTTCGGTTCCGCCTCGCTTAATCTTGATTCGACTAGCGATATCTTTGGTTATGGTTTTATCGTTAATTCTAAAGGTTACAGTATGATTCTTTTCGTTAATCTTGATATCTTTTGCATCAATAGAATTGTAACCGCTATTGCCGGTATCCACTTTCGCGTTGTATTCTACTCCATCAACCGTAATCTTTTCTGATACTGCAACATTACTGAATAGTTTCCAATTGCTTTTATTGCCTACATGTTCAATCAAAGCATCCATCAAACCTTGACCTTCCACTTCTTTGGTTGGTTTGCCTCCATCGTATAGCGTGTAAACATTACCGCTACCAGGTGAAGCGTTCATCTCGATGATATAAGGTTTACCGTCAACTACAACATGGTCAACGCCAACATAATAGCACTTACTCACAAGTGCAACCTTTTCTACAAGTTCAATCTCTTCTGGAGATAACTTGAATGCGCCCCCTGAGGAACCCCTAGCAATATTGGTTCGGAAGTCTCCCTTAGCCTTGTCCCGCTTTGCACAAGCAAAAATCTTGCCATTTAATACGATGCTACGAACATCGTTCTTAAAGCCTGGCAGGAACTCTTGCAGAATTACTTCTGCACCAAACTTCCACAGGGATTGTAGAACCGAGCGTAGTGACTTCTCGCTTTCAATAATAGAAACACCGATACCTTCTGCTCCTGTAACAGTTTTAACTACTACAGGATACTTGCCGCCGATAGCCTTCATCGCGTTTTCCACGGAGTCTTCATCGGAAACAAATGCAGTTCTTGGGTGTGGCAGGTTATACTTCTGAAGGGCAAGAGCGGTTTGCAGTTTGTTTGCACACAACTCCATTGCTCCCTTCTCGTTAACCATGAACACACCGTTATTTTGTAGAATTGTGGCGAGACCAATTCCAAGTTCCGAGTTCATTACACCGCCACGCACAAAGCAAAGAGTGTCACGCGGGCTTATGGTAATCTTTTTCTTTTCTTCGCCTTCAGTAATCTGAATGACTATCTTATCACCATTGGCTTCCATCGGATTGATATGAGCATACTTCATCTTTACGGTATGGAATTGTATACCCTTTTTCTTGCAGGACTTTTCCATTTTTTCAATGCTTGAGCCGTCTGTGCTGCCTTCAGCAGAAGTCAGACAAATCAGAGTTACATCAGATGACTTTTCTTCCCATAGCCATTCTTCCTTTAGTTGCATTCCCTTTTTCACGGCCATGAATATCTTCTTGGCATCCGCCTTGCTCACATGAGCAGGAACTCCCTTAAGGAACGCATCGTAATCGCCGTCAAACACCGCCTTACGCATCTTGGATGCCGACATGCCTTGCACACCTTCCGCATCAGGGTCGCGGTTGCCAGCACTAATCACCTTGAAGTCTGAGAACTTGTAGCCCTCGGTGCTTTTTGGGTCAAGGTCAATGTATTGCTTAATCTTGTTGTATTCCGCGATGTGGTCTGCGCCAGTCACAATGTGAACGCGAGTATATCCTGCATCACTCAACTTTTGTGCAATAGCATAAGGCCCTGCAACTGTCTTGCCGTCCTTGTTTTGAAAAGGCTTTGGCATCAGTTGGAACTTCATCTTCGGGAAGAACTTCTTTAAAGTCTCAAGTTTAGTTTTTGCGTCTAGCGGATTCTTCTTTGGGTCTTGCGAGTAGGAAGCGTAAACACAGAACTCTGCACCAATCTTTTGTGCTTCCGTCATCACTTTGTTTACAAGAACTTCGTGCCCTGTGGTTGGCGGATTAAAGCGTCCAACGCCAATAACAATTGACTTTTCTTTCTTGGGTGCTTCGGTGATGATCTGTGAGAGTTTTTTCACTTCCATTCCTTTGCTAGATTGAAGTTGTTGCGCGAGAACTCGTTGCGGTCAACAAGTTTCACGATACTACATGTCTTACCACAAACTGCTACGAAACCTTCAGGTGCAGTTGGACGATATCCATCCTTGTCTGCAATAAAGGTTGAGACAGTTTGGGTAAGAGAAAGTTTAGAGATGACCAATCCTTTAGCCTTTGCAAGCATGGCATGCAACCCAAACAGGCGGTCAATTTGAGAAGCGTAGGCTTTAAGATACTTCGTGATACGAACCATCTTTTCCGCTTTTTCGTCTTTCTTGCTTTGAGTCTTCAAGGCTTCCGCTTCAGCAGCAAGTTTAGCCTGCACGAAAACGGAAAATCCGTTTGTGGTATTATTGCTCAACCCTGCCTTAACAGTGGAGTTGATGTATTGTGAAACATACTCAGCGGCTTCACTCTTCAAGAAAGAAAGTAGAGCAGACTTAAGATTTGCACCTTCGGCTTCAATCTTTTTGGTTAACTCAACAATCTGCTTTTCTTCCGAGGTTTGCAGAAGCAGATTCTTTGGAAGTGTTGGAACTTTCGCATCCACCACCCATACCGCTGTGGAAGTTCCCATCGCAGGAACACCAGGCGACCATGAACCACGCTCTTTGATATCTCCGCTGCCACTCCACTTGGTGTGAAATACAACACCTATCTTTGCTGCTGCAACTTCTGCTGCTGCTGGCGAATCTGTAGGAATAGCATAAGTGATGGTGTTCGGTCGGAACACAATATATTCTCTACCATCAATTGTTTGTGTTTTCTTTTCGCCTTGAGTAAACAGCAAATCGCCCCAAGCCACACCACGAATGTTCAACGGCTTGAACAGTTTCAGAGCGGCGATTAGTTTATCTACCACGCCGCCTTCATGGTTCTTGCGAATGTCGGCTTCAGTATAGTTAACCTTGGAAGCCTTAGAGAAGAACGATTTAGTGGCAACGAAAAACTTCTTGGTTTCAGGATGTATGCCTGTAATGATAGCAGGAGCCCCGTCCCACTTGGTAGATACATTCAGAGAAGCGGTTTGCTTTCCTCCTGCGGAAATACCGCTTACCACATCTTTCAGAATTTTGATGGAGGTCTGTAAGCCAGCCCAACCATTTTCGAACATGCCGTCTTCAAGATGGCTAATATGTCCGTTGGATTCTTTTATAAAATTAGGGGTTGCGTGTGTGGAAAATGATAGCATACCCCATATTTATACTATTCCTCAATCCACCTAGACCAAGTTTTCGGGCCCAAATGGTCAATAATTGTCATCACAATCATCTTCCTGTTAGGCACAATTGGAGGCTTGGCTAGCGGCATCTTGGCTTCCTGCGGGGTTCGATTAGCCTTCTTATAGTTACATTTACGGCAAGAAGCCACAAGATTCTTCCATTCAAACTTACCACCACGGCTTACCGGCATTACATGGTCTACTGTTCCGTTGGCTGCGTTCAGCGAGCACCCACAATACTGACATTCATACTTGTCACGACGGAATACCCCCTTACGGGTGGCTCCCTTTACCCGATACGGCAAATTTACATACTGCACCAACACGATAGCGGTTGGGAGTTCGTAGTGTCCTCGGGGAGTAGGAATGCGATAGTAGTCTTCGTGACCATAGGGCTTCTCGGCTCTACCTGAACACAGCAGGTTAACCGCTCGCTTCCAATCAATCACATTTAAGACTTCCTCGCTAGCGTTGAGGAGGAGAACCTTCAAGGAGTTAACCCTTCAGCAGTTGCGGATTGGTGTCCTGTTCCATTTCCTGATTGAACAAGTTTATTTCTTCTTGCTCATCACGAATGATAGCATACACTTCTGCTTTAAAACAAATTGCCAATGCTTGATCGTTTTCTGACATCAAAGTGATGTAACCACCAGCAATAACTCTATCTCCCTTTTGAATGGGAAACGCTTCTGGCTGTCGAGCAAAAGAGAAATTTCTGCCATCGCCGCCAACAGGCTGAGGAGCAAATGCGGTTTGCCCAACAGAATAAACAATTCCTTCAAACGCCTCACCAGGCTTAACTTTGGAACGATCAACTTTAATAATCACATACTCAGTATTTGGAATAAGCATTTTGTTTCTCCTTGTTGTTAGTATCTAGTAGGAGTGCCAGGATTCGAACCTGTTCCAATCGGGTATAAACCAATCTGGGCCAACCAAAGACCCCCCACTCCCATTAAACAAAAGCCACGCGAGACTTTTTGTTTGCTACATGTCCTGATTCCGTCTTGATAAGGTAGTTACTTTTCTGTCTGTCCTCATCATTACCTAATCGGTAGTTCACTTCTGTGATTCCCTTGTCGCGTAAAGTCGGTGTGATGTTACTTGCCAACTGGGCAACAATAGTTTCCGACAAGGCTGCTGCGGTAGCCTCATCAGTGTTCAGGGGAATATCAATGTGAAGTCGGAACATGGATGTATTATATCTTGTGATTTGATTTAGTCAAGACCAATCAGCAAAATCTCTCTTTTTAAACTTCTCGCCCATGCGTTCACGGAAAGTTTTAAATTCTCCTGTGTCTTCCTCGTCCGTATCCTTGGATTCGGTAATATTAATAATTCCCCGTTGAGCCGATTCATCCAAATCAAACAGTTTCATTTTGCTACGATCAATGCCTATAACGAAACGCCGATTCGTTGCAGGGTCGGCATAGCGGTTCTTCAACTGCTTCACCATAATCTGACCAAGACCTTGAAGTTCTTCAGTGGACACCAAAGCAAACATAAAGTCTGCGGTTTGTGGTAGACCGAACGATTCACTAGTATCTGTCAACTCAACATCCGTGCTAGAGAAGCCAGAACGATTAGTTTGAGTTGCCGTAAAGATGGGAACACCAGTCTCCACCGCAAGACCGCGCAGTTCCTCTGCAATAGCCTTGATGAATGTATATGAGTTTACTGTAGCACTCTGTTTCATACGAGAAGATGCACAAATGTTTAAGTAGTCGATAAAAATAATTTCAGGAACAAAGTTCTTCTTCAAACGCAGTTCATCCAACAGATGCTTGAAGTGCATTACGGAAGCACTTGCTGTTGGATACTCTTTGATAATCAGTTTTCCCGTAGTCTGTTCCATAATACGCTTCATTTTGCGGTCGTAGATATCCTTGGGCAAAGCCTTCAGGTCATCCAAACTAGTATCCATCAGATTGGCATCAATGCGTTCAGCAATACGCTCTTCCGCCATTTCGCAAGTTATATACAGCACATTCTTACCTTGCATCAGACAATTTGCAGCATGGTGACAGAGGAACAAAGACTTACCCACGCCCGTGCCCGCGAGACACACATTCAGAGTTTTGTATGGTGTTCCGTTGTTGGTAATCTTATTCATCAAGTCAAGGTCAAACGGAATACGCTTCTCTACGGTGTGATAGAAGTCGTATCGCTTGTCCGCGTCACCAATAAAATCGTGACCGATATGAGAATCAAAACTAACTGCAAGAGCAGTAGAAAGAATGCTTGGAATAGCAGTTTTAGTTTTGTCTTTGGACTTTCCATCAATAATCTGAATGGATTCCATGATACCATTATAGAGTGCCTTTTCCTTGCAGAAGTTTTCCGTGTTATCTAGCAACCATTGTGTATCGGGAGCATCATGCGTCTTAAAACTCTTGATGATTTCTCGAATAGATTTGAACTCGGTTTCGCTTAAATCATCGCGCTTTCCCAAGTCGATAAGTAGACTTTCAACACTTGGCTTGGCGTTGTATTGAGTGTAAAACTCACTTACGCAGTCGTAGATAACCCGCTCGTCACGCTCATTGAAATACTCAGGCTTCAAGAACGGTAGAACTTTTCTACCATACTCCTCATCATGGAGCAGAGACCTAAGAATTAAAATTTCTGTTCTGTCAGCAGACATCAGGTGGACTCTTGAACAGTCAGTATACCCCAAATCTCCGAAAAGTCAAGCAAACTTTTTCTGACAATCGTAGATAAAATCCGAGCAAACGGCTCCAAAACCAGTTTTGTTGTAAGCGGCTACAGATTCTTTAGAAAGAAGAGGAATGATACATTCGGAATTCATATCATTTGTTAAATCGTGTGACCAAATCCAACCATTACTTACGAGAGTATATCTGTCAGACTCGTGGCAAAAATGTCTAAGAACTCGCATTAAAGGACTTTCATAAATCCATTTTAAAGCAGCGTATTCTTTAACATGAATCCAAAGATATTCACGGCGTTGCCAAAGCCACTCCTCAGTCACAGGATACTGAGCGTAATCGTGGCCTAGATGGGGTTGTTCGTTTTTCATACGCAGATCTATCTCTACATCATAGCCTGCATCAATGGCTTCTTGAATGTAATCCAATGAGTTTTCACGCTCGGGAATAACTCCGTCAAGATTGCCTCGGTGTGAAATGTAAATCACGATAATTCCTCGATTCTAATACTACGGTCTTCAATAAACATGTCGTAATACGGTTTGTCGCAGCGCAGATCATGGTGCTTTGCGCCCCAATCCTCTAACTGTTGCTTGGTTAGATCATACCAATCTATTCCACTTCGACTACCTCTAGCCGTCCAATAAATGATAGTGTTACCTTTATCATATAATCTATTGATCTTTTCTATGTTTTCAGGAATAGGCTTTGCCTTCTTATACTCCCGAGGATGGTCAGGAGTAATGCAAATCGTTTCATCAATGTCAACAAATATGATTTTAGTCATTGTGATACGAGTCCCAATACAGATAGCAGTTAATCAGATCATCTACAGACTTTACCTGCTTTCCTCTGGTTATAGTTGCCCAAGCCTCAAAGTTTTCAACTTCTTCAGGAGTTCCAAATACGGTTACGAATGGGGTATCGTAGTAACCAACCTTTAAACCATCTTGAATCAGCAGATTGTATACCAAAGTAACATAGAATTCTCCATTATACTGAACTCCCCTCTCCATAGCAAGATCAAAATATTTCTTGATGTCTGCACCACACCTAAAGTAATACATGCCAGTAGAAGCATGTTCATTCATCGGATTGTCGGTATAACAAGCCTTTTCTTTAATCTCAGTAATGTATGGAGTTCCTGGCACATCTTTAACAAACGCCATCTTTGTTTGAGCCAAGGTATGTGGATGAAATCCTGTGTGCGTTAAAACGCAACCGTCCATATTGTATTGTTTAACATACTCCTTAAAATGTTCCATGTCCCAAATGTGAGGATTGTCGCAGTAAGAAACAATTACTTCTTCGTCATCTTTGATATGTTCGTATACTGCTTTAACCGTCCACACAGGGCCCAACTTATGCTGAGGCATGGATACAATTGTAGCGTTCGGCTTTAGAGATAGAAGCACATCTCGCATATCAGTTGTTGCTAGATGAGTATCATTACAGATGAATACAATTTCATCGTTTGGATCAAACATTTCTAGAATGTATTCGATGATGCGCTTTCCGTTCACACGAATAAGCGGCTTAGGATCTGTGTATCCCTTTTCAACAAACCGGTTTCCTGTTCCTGCCATCGGCACAATAATTTTCATACTAAAGCCTTTCTATATTTCTCTGAAGGCATATTGTTCAGAGATTCAATTTCATCTGCATTTAAAAATTTAGGAGTTAAACATGCTCCTGTCATCAGACCTAGTATGTAGTTGTTGATTGACTGCATTTCGTTTGGAAATACGGCAGCATCAGGAAAAAGTGGAGAGTTTGCTGTTTCATTTTCTTCTGTATCAACAAACGATTCAACATGATTACTTAACCACCTTTTACATCTACTGTTAATTCGCTCCGTAGTTTCAAACGCTTCTTGTGCATCCTTAGCCGTAACAATAAGTCCATGATTTTCAAGAAAAAACACACTCTTATCTGTGGAAATTTTAGACATCAAACAAGAGCCAGGCTTAACATATTCCACATACTCGTATGTCATATCAGAAAATAAATTAGCAATCAAGGACTTGCCTTCTTTGCTGCATAAAATTGCATTCAAGTGAATTGGGTGTGTATGAATCACCACTCGGTCTGCTAGCAAAGCATGAAAGCCTGTTTTGTTTGAACTTCGAACCCAATCGGTGTACTCGTCTTCGGTTTGAAATTCATTTGGTATAGATTTATTAAAGTTGCACACGCAAAATCCGTGATGTAGATTGACATCAGCCATTTTAGCGCCAGATGCTTTAATAAGTAAGCCGCTATCAGACTTCACGGAAACATTACCTCCTCTACCTTGAACTAATGCAGGATCGAGAGATAACCATTTACAGATGCTCATAAAGTCCATCATGGAATCGTAGAACTCTTTAACAGTTTCCAACAACTCCACTCCTCTACCGTTAACAGAAACATAGTCTAAAGAAATAGAAGCATTTCGGTTGCGAGTAAACTTGATAACGATATCTGCTTCTTTCTTTTGAACTGTTATGAAGCGATCTTCATCAATCTTTCTACGCTTCATCATCTCTACTACTTGCTTCTCGGTGTATCCTCTTTTTTTAGTATCTCTTTTAATTTTCCACTCGGTTTTTAGAGTTTCATCTGTATCAACGAAAATTTTAAGAGTTGCCATATCTGCGGTTGGTCTGTGATACAACGCATGAAGACCCTCGTACACAACCCAAGGTCTTGGAGAAATCATTGCCGCAGAATCAAACTTACCAGTATCGTGATTATAAATCTTTCGGTTTATAGAGTTTCCGTTGGACAATTCCAACAAATGACCATACCCCATTTCAAGATCATTTGATTGAGGATCTAGGTGAGTTTTGATTTTCCACATGGGATCATTTCTTTCCCATCGGTGCAGATCATCTCCACTAAGACATAAACATTCTTTAGTTCCAAGAATAGACTGTATCAGTTTTGAAACAGTAGTTTTACCTACCCCCGAACTACCAGAAATACAAATCAATTTCATAACATTCCTGCAATACTTAAAATTTGTTTCAATGAACTTTCAATTTTATCAAAAGACACAATTATATCATCCATTGATGCTACTGGCCCAACAGAGTGAAAATCAATGTATTCATTTGTTTTTAGTCGTTTCAAATCAACAAAAGAATAGTTCGTACCATCCCAATTACATCTGTCTATTCTGTTCCACAAATAAGGATTAGCATTAACAACGGGAAAATTTGAACCAAGAAAATTAACCTTGTTAGTTCTAATGGCATTCCACAACATAGTGGATGAATAACTTTCATCCGCACACCAAAAAGGTTCCATAGAATGTTTACTTCCTAGAAAGTTCATACTATTTGCTATTTGTTTTGGAGACATTGACATATATTCTTCAGATATGTTTCTTCCATATATCTTTTGAGAAACTATACTGTTAACATAATCTATAAAATCAATAGAACCACATTTGTAAACAGAATCAAAAATCTTTCCTTTTGCTAAATGATAATAAGCCGGAAGATTTTGTCCTCCCGTCAATTCGCTACCATTAGTTTCAAAATAAGCAGAAGGATTGTGTCTAGTTTGATGTCTACACGCTAAATGAACATAAGAGTCATCTGAAATTTGCGTTATTGTAGATTCAAAATATTTTTTTTGTAGTGGAAAAAGGTCAATATCTCCTATCAACCATGTTGTATCTGGTTCTGTGCTTGTGTGATAAAATTTACTCCAAGTCATTTGAAGAGATTTTATTGCATGTTCTGAATATTTCATTTCAATAACTTCACCATGAGTATCAGTAACATTAGTATTTTTAACTTCTCCCCAAAGTAGTAAAACAGGAGTTACTCCAAGTTTACTCCAAACCTTTGATTGATAGTTCCAAAAAGGACTATATTTTTCAGAAGAAGAAAAAACAATCTTATCAATCTTCATATCATGCCTGCTTTCTCTAAAATTTTCATCATGGCCTTTTCTTGCTCGTGATAGGGGCGATGGCAATGGAGATCCATGTATCCTTTATTGCGAAGTTTAACCTCGTCATAAATGTAATCTTCACCTGTCCATTGTTTAATCCATTTTCCGTTTGAATCCACCAATCTTCCCACTCGGTCAATTTTTTGTTCCCACATATGGTACTCTTTTCCAAAAAAATCTTTTATATACCCCCGGCGTAAACCATACCATATTTGTTCTGTTGTATAACTTTCTTCTGCAACCCAGTAATTTCCGTGTATTTCTTTACTCAACATACGCAAATGTTCTTCAGAGCGCATTCCATATTGAGGAGAATCTATAATGTAGCGTAAAACATCTTCAAAAGATTTTTTATTAAAAAACAAATCTCTAAAAAGTTTTCCTTTTGCTACATGATAGTGACCTGGAAAATCATACCCCCCATTAACACAAGCACCAACTTTAAAAAATGAATCTGGAGATAAACCAGGCATTCCATCAGTTCTAGTAGTTTTACGCATTTGAGCAGTTAGCGTATAATTTAAATGTGCGTAACCATCATCAGAAACACTAGGTAAATCATTTAAAAAATACTCTGTTTGTAGTGGAATTTGATCTATGTCACCAATAATCCATGTAGTTTCAGGCTCTGTTATTGGATGATAAAATTTATAAAACTGAATTTGAATTATATCTGGTAAAGTTTTATCAAATTTTCTTTCAATTACTTCACCATATTTTTCAGATAAATTACAATTTTTTTTATCACCAAATAAAATACAAACAGGTTCTACATCAAATTTAGTTTTCCAAACCTCTGATTGTATGTTCCAAAATGGGCTAAATGTTTCAGAACAACTAAAAATAACTTTATCAATTTTCATGTTAATTTGTTTCTTTTGCTTCTCTAATTTTTTTTATTATTTCTTGGTAGTTAACAAATTTTGGATTTATATACCAATCCTCAAATGGCCATCCTGCGTGAAGATTGTTTAAGGTGGCTCGATGACCAGCATTATCAACAATACGAACATAGCCACATGAACTCAAAAGCATAAATGTATTCATCTTTAATTCATAAACTCCAGGATTTTGACTGTATATACTGTGTTCTATAGTAGCAACTTTAAAAGAATATTCCGATTCGATAAAAGATTTAACAGCATCAAAATCTGGACCGTCAATATCAATTGATAAGTAATCTACTATTTTTGGAACTTTATGTTTTTCAAGAATATTTCCTAATTTTTGTGTTCCATTATTTCCATCCCCAACAAACGCTTGTTCAAAAGAACAAGTTCTGTTAAAAAATCTACTTTTGTCTGCATCAACAACTAACCCTTTCCATCCTAGTTCTTCAAATAAAAGACTGTTACTTTCAGTTTTTAAATCTGCACATCCACCACCAACATCAACAAAATATCCTTGTTGTTGATTATTTAAAACTAAATTAACAAAATCATCTTGAGACGCTTGAGAATACATTTTTAACTCCTTATTAATTTTGATAGTGAAGAAATAACGCTTCTTTTGTACGGTTCTGGAATATTCTGAACACACGCATCGTCAATAAGGTGTATGTTGTTTACATCTCCGCCATGTTGATATGCAAAATCTTTAACTGCCCAAACTTTGTTTGAATCCATGAACATCGTAGACCCCAACCATCTTATACAATGGTCTCCCCACCTTTTGTAAAAGATGTTGTTGGTGTTTTCCAAATATTTGAAATAATTTTGATAATTTTCAGAACGATAGAAATCCATATCAACAATTTCAAAATTTGTATTATAAACTTCTAAATTCCAATCAAAGTTTTTATTTGTTAGTTTTTTATAATTTTCTTCCATAAACTTTTTGGTAGTTTCCCACAATCCTTCACAAGCCCAAGGAGCATCATATCCTATATTTTCCATATGCGCGTATTGATACTCATTTTCTCTCATGGTAACAAAAGGATCTTTAGTAATTTTTGTTAAAATAAAAGAATCAGAATCCAATCTCATGTACCACTTATATTTTTCTAGAGAAGGATGATTGAAAATTTGACCGCCATAAAAACGGCACATATGTCTGTAACCCATTCTAAACTGATCTAGTGATGGACTGTATAAACTTGGGTCTGAAGAAATTCTTTCTGGCAAAATAAATTCTAGTTTTTCAAACTTTATACTCGGCATAAATCCTAGAGACAAATTTATTTCTGTTAAAAGATTTGTTATGTCTATTTTTGTTAAATCATCATAAAAAACTATAACAGGATAATTTGCTTCTCTGTTAAAATTTTTATATAAAAAATTTATACTGTGTTTAAAAACCCACAGGTCATTTTTTCGTGTCATGTATACGATTGCAGCATTTTCCATAATATAATTCCTCGTTTATTATTTCCACCAATCCAATTTATAATCAAACGCATTTAAATTATTAGGTGTGTCTATAATTGATGGATATTCAGAATAATCTATCTCATCAGTGGAAATTCCTAAAGATTTGTTTATATAACAGCATTCTACAACTGCTGGAATTTTAGTACCGCCATAATTGGGTATATCATAATTATTCCCATGAATGTGAACTAGGTGATGGGTGTTTTTAATAGAAACAAGAACATCATATATTGAGAGTAAATTACGACTTCTATAATACTCATTGTTCAAATGATATTCGACAACCAACATATTCATTTTAGACTTATGCGAATCGCTCATATTTCGCAAAACTTCCCATTCTCCACCTTCTATATCCATTTTTAGAAAATATGATTCGGTAGGTATAATTGAATCTATATTATTTCCATCAACATTGGTACGATGATAATTTAAATTTAAACTTAAATTTTTAGACCCGCCAATAGGAATATCTTTTAATTCTGGCAAATGATTGAAATCTGGTTCTGCATCAAAACATTCAGTTTTTTTGCCTATACTAGCCAGATGTTTTTCTACATCAATATTACCTCCCGCACCAAAGCATAAACAAAATTTTGTATTTGCTAACACCTCATTAATTATTACATAACCACCATCATTTCCGGCTCCTATTCTTCTTTTAGTTCCGGTGCATTTATTTGGTGTTAAAACTTTATGCATCATTTGTATTGTTGAAATATTATTCATAATTTATTCCCCCCAATTCAACCAATCGGGGCCACCTGCTCTATATCTATTCAAACCAAAAGTGATTCTTTCTAGACGACTGTAACGATGTTGAAGATTTCCATCAACCAAGTTCATAATCTTCTCGGGAATTTCCTTGTTGGGCAAAGCACTCATGTTGCGTATCCAAGCATTGTGCTGATAGGTGATATCGTTCACAGCCCAAACCTTGCTTGGGTCTAACAACATCTTTACACCTAGCCAATGGATTGGAGCATCGCCCCATCTCTTATAAAAGATGTTGCCTGTCTGATCCAACTGGTCAAAGTATGCCATATACTTTTCGCTTCTGAAGAACGAGAACTTGGCAATTTCAAAGTTTGTATAGAACAACCGACAACTCCACTTTCCGTCAACCATGCTGTCCTCAAGGTCTTTATTCATCGGAATGTTATGAGCCTTCATAAACCGCTCAGTTTCATCCCAAAGTCCTTCAGCAACGCTTGGAACCTCTCCGTCTTCGGTTGCCATGAAAGCATATTCTTTATCATTCTTTGCCATGTATTCAAACGGATCGTAATTGATTGGCGAATAGATGTAAGAATCAGAATCCAATCTCCAATAGTAATCATACTTCAGCAGGCGAGGATCGCGGTAAATACCACCTGAATGATAACGGCACATGTGGCGATATCCCATCCAAGCCTGATCCAAAGGAACAGTATACTTTGCTGGATCTTCCGAAACCCATTCGGGCATTACGAAATCCAAATGTTCAAACTTCAAATTTGGAATGAATCCCAAGTTCTTGTGAAGTTCAACCATTAGATTGGAAATAGTTCCCTTGTCTATATCGTCGTGGAAAACAACGATTGGATATTCTTGAATATGCTTGAAATTCCATCCAAGCATACTAAGACTGCGATACAAAAGAGGAACATCCCTCATGCGTGACATATAAATTATTGCAGCATTTTCTGCCATCTTATTTCCTCATGTTGAAAAGTTTTTCGTAGGTCAATTTCACACCTGCTTCAAGACCATAAATATTTATTTCTGGTAGATTACTTTCCCCGCAGTAAAACTCCAAGTTTGTTGGATTTTGAACAATGATAGGAACAGTATGATGTCCCATAAAATTTATGAGTCTGGCTATGTTCTTCAGAGTGTGTTTTTGTTCATAGGAGCAGTTAACTTCTTTGCTTGGATTTAAGTCGTTGATGTAGAATTCCACCAACGATATCAAATCTTTCATGTAGAAAAAATCCATGATTCTATTGGTGTGTATCTGTATTGATTCGTGATTCAAGTAACGACTTATACTTGCTCGTATGAAACGAGTTTCAAGTTCATTTTCATCAAACACTCCAAATATTCTTATGTTGTAAAACTGCTCGGTGTCTTGTATAGACTTTGCTATTTCTGTTTTGCTTAGGCTGTATTGGGTTTGATGAAAGAATTCCGCACCAGACCCAAAGTGTATTAGTCTTCCAAACCTACCTCTGTTTGCAAGCATATTACGATACATTTTCAGGTTTTGATCTCGGACATGATGATTATCTGATTTAAGCCTACTACCACCAGTTGCAGCCGCGTGAATAACCACATCAAAAATTTTACCTGAAAACCAGTTGTTTAGCGCATCAGTATCAGAAAGATCAAAATCTGTTCTAGAAATAGTGGTGACATTATACCACGAACAAAGTTCACGATTTAGGCTCTTAGCAATATAACCATTTCCTCCGGTTATCAAAATACTTGGTTTTTTCATTTTCGGAGATTTAAATAAGTTGGTTGAGGATTCATTAAAATTTCAGCAAATTGTTGTACCATATCTTCTACAGTTTCAGGATGCAAAACTCGCAAATTTTCTAGAGTTCTCATTATTCTTTTGTCATCTTCAGCCCAATGAGAAAATCCCAAGTATCCGTAATCTTTGCCCCTGCCACCACCAATAATATTTACAGGAATATTTTCATGGCTTAGATAATTTCGTATCATCTCAAAAGGTCTGTAGATTGCAAACGGGCTAATGGAGTATACTAACGGAATCTTTCCATCCATAGCCAGCCCTATGGCCATACCCATCATAGCCATTTCGGACGATCCAACATTATAAAACCTGTCCTTGTAATCATCTCGGATTTTGTCCCACAACCCGTAACCCAAATCTCCTGTTATCAGGTAAATTTTTGAGTTTGCTGCCATCGCACCATGAAGAAGTTCAGCAAATTGCTTTCTCATTTTAACATCTCCAATGCTTGCTTGTAATCGGATTCTTTCATAACATGATAGTGTGCATTCAGTCCCTTCAGAAAGGGAAACTGTTCAACTGTGGTATAGTGTATCTTAACTTCTGGAAGGAATGCTTTCAACCTCTCTGTTAGGTATTGCTGATCCACCTCCATGTAAGCAGCATAACCATTCACATTAACATGAACCTCAATATTTTTAATGTTCTGCTCACGAATTGTTTTCAAAGCCTCCCACACGCTACCCTCGGCACACTCTCCATCACTCACAAGAACCCAAACCTTTCTCTTTGGATTGGCTACGGCTCTTCCTAATGCAATTGTGATGCCCAAGCCAAGACTTCCCGTTGAGCAGTAGATTTGATTAGCCTCGTCACGATGTGGATGTCCACCGTGCTTCAAAAACATCTCTTCGGCATTTATACCACGGTGCTTCTGTAGGCAAGCATATAAAGCAACGGCAGCATGTCCCGAAGACAAGATGAAAATGTCATCCTTGCCCATGTTGCCATACATTTGATCTATAATATCAACAGATGAGAAGTAACTACCTAAATGACCTAGTTTATGCTTAAATGCTATATCCAATATGATTTTCTTCAGATTCATATTATTACCAAATAAAATTATTACTGTAGTATTTGACTATTCTAGGAAGTTCTTCATCAAACTTTTTGACAGGATTCCATCCTAGTTTTCTAAGTTTAGAATCATCTAGAGCGTATCGGACATCTTGTCCAGGTCTGCTATAAGAAAAGTCTATGTAATCCGAATATTGGTCTTCTCTAATACCCAAACCCTGTAAAATCTTCGCAACAGTTTCCATATTTGATTGTTCAAATCCGCCGCAAATATTGTATATTTCATTCTTGGTTTCTGATTCAATTATGGTGATGATGGCTCTAGCAGTATCTTCAGCATGTAACCAATTTCGTATTGGAGTTCCATTGTTGTGTAGAGGAATCTTTCTTCCCAAATGCAAATACTTACAAACCTTAGGTATAAGTTTTTCAACATACTGACCTATACCATAATTATTCGTAGGTCTAACTATTACATACGGAATCTTGTAAGTTCTTGCCCAAGCCAACACCAACATGTCGGCGGCCGCTTTAGTGGCTGAGTATGGATTTGATGGCTTAAGTAAATCTTGTTCAGTATGTGCACCATCTGCAATATCTCCGTAAACTTCATCTGTGCTGAAGTGTAAAAAGGTCGGAGTTTTTCCATTCTCTTGCCGATAGTTCTTAATCAACTCAAGTATGTTGTGAACTCCATTGATGTTTGAACTTACAAAATCATCACTATTGCTTATGGAATTCCCAACATGAGTTTCTGCGGCGATGTTTATAATGTAGTCGCAGTCATAAAGAAACTTAAGATCATTAATGTCAGATTGAACGAACGAAAAATTTGGATATTCCAAAAATTCTGTTAAAAGATCATCGTTAGCAGCGTAAGTGATTTTATCAACTCCTTTAACCCACCATCCCTTCTCTAGGCATAGTCTAGTCACATAAGAACCTATAAATCCTAAGCATCCTGTTACATAAACAACTTTCATATTTGCCTCAATTCTACTTCTGTCATATGATTTATTGATTAATAATAGACAAACGAACTCTTTTTTTAGTCATAAAGTCATTCAAAGTTGATTCAATGTAATCTAATTGTTCATCTGTTATGACTGGACTGGTTCCCAAGAAGAAGGTATCGGTTGTAACCTTTCTTGCATTAGGATAATCTTTAACTACTCGCTCGGTATCCATCAGCCCTTCATACGCAGGCTGCAACATGATGTTGCCTGCAAAATACGGTCTAGTTTGAATCTTATTCTCTTCAAAGTAGTCAACAATATCCTTACGCTTGAATGGACATCCATCTTTCAAGGTTACTGCAAATGCAAACCAAGCAGGATCAGAATTTTCGGTTGCTTTTGGAATGATGAAATGCTCTTCATACTTGGAGAACATTTTGCACAGTCTAGCATGGTTATGCTTTCGTATTTCAATAATCTTGGGTAATCTCTTAACCTGAACAAGACCCATAGCAGCCTGTTGATCTGTAGGCTTCAGATTATAGCCTATCTCATCGTACACATATTTGTGGTCAAAAATCTCATTCGGTAGAGCAGGAAGCCAATTTGAAAATCTCTTCTTGCAACTGCCGTTCTTCAGGAAATTCGCCTGCTTTCCTACGCAATAGCAACCTCTTCCCCACTCACGGAAACTTCTAGCAACAATCTCTTGTTCCTTGGTGCGAGTTGCAACAAACCCACCTTCTCCCATAGTAATATGATGAGCAGGATAGAATGAACATGAAGCAAACTCACCAAAACTACCTAGAGATTTTCCTCCATAGGTTGATCCTAAAGCATCACAACAGTCTTCAAGTAAAACAAGATTGTATCGGTTAACAATCTCCATCAATCTATCCATGTTTGGAGGATTACCTAGAACATGAGCAAAAGTTATGATACGACACCCCTCCTTTGCTCGTTGTTCAACCTGATTCAAATTCAGATTCAAAGTATCCAAATCTATATCAACAAACACTGGCTCAAACCCGACTTGAAAAATTGGATTTATTGTAGTTGGGAATCCCGCGATGGGGGTTATTACTTTGGTTCCTTTTGGAAAATTGTTCAAACGCTTAGAGGTCATACACGACATCATTATCAAGTTTGAACTGCTTCCGCTGTTAGTTAAGATACCGTACTCTTTGCCCATCAGATTAGGGAACTGATGCTCAAAGCGAATACCGTTTGATCCTAAAACCAACCAGCCCTCAAGCAGAGTCTTTACCGATTCGGTGTATTCCTCCGTACCAAAATAAGGCCCTGCGTACTGAACCCAATCAACACCAGCCTTCCATTTCTTAGAAACTTGCTTTTCCTTAATGAAGTCTTCAACTGCTTTGAGTATGTGTTCCATAATGTATTAGTGTATTCCAAATCCCCAATCATTCAAGTTGGGAATACTATATTTTGCCACACTTTCTTTGATAAACTTATACTTATAGTTAGTAGTTAAATCTTGATCTTTGTAAATATCAGAACGAACTTTTAATGGAAAAGAGAATTCTACAGGTTGCCAAGAAAAATTGTTAACAGATTTGTCGTACTCAGTATAATCAATAACATCTGCATTGAATCTATTCTTGTTAACATAGTCTTCAATTTTCCAGTAGTATTGCTTGACGGCAACAGCCTTTTTATCAATCCATTGCAAATGAGAAATGAAGATGTTTGGAACCTGAATTGATAACTGATTCTTTGGTACAGGAATATGCTCAGAATGCATTTGACGATTCTTAAAAACTGCTCTATTTGAATAGGAGCCTATACGATCAACCCAGTGTACTTGCCACTTTCCGTCTGTTCGTATTTGATTTTTGCCTACATATTGAATCCATTGGGTATAGAACAAAGTATCCTTATGGGCTTCAAGTATTCCTTTCAACTGCTCTTTTTTAATGTTGCCGTCTATGTACTCATCTGAATCCAAGCAAATTATCTTGCTAGAGTATTTAAATGCTTCATCAAATAACATCTGTCTGGCATCAGACTCTATTGCCAACTTATCGTTGTCCCTGTCTATTTTTAAAATACTAACAATGTTATACTTGTTTGCATTTTCTTTTAGATACTGGTAAGTTCCGTCTGTACAACTATCCAATAAGAACACAAAAGCATCAGCATACTCCTTCCACACAGGAAGCATTTCTTTCAACAAGAACAGTTCATCTCTAGTTCTAGTAATTTGCACTATCCAGCCATCATTAACCTTTGGTTCAATACTTTTAAAGCCATTTGCTTTTCGTGTTTCATAAATTGCTCGGTCAACACTCGCACCCACTCGCATATTATGCTGCATCAATTCGTCTTGGTTTTCTGCCCACTTATGAACTATGGGGCGACGGTTAATGTGTCGTAGAACACCCATCTGTTCAAACACTTCAGTCTGCTCGTTGTCACACCATTCAGACTTGTAATCTGGATGGTAGATGTATCCAAAGTGCTCGTACAGTTTTCTCCCAATAACAGGTAGAGTGATTAGAGTCTTAAATCCGTCTGCTCCCTTTTGCTCTAGACGAGGATCATTGTTATAATTCAAAGATCCATTGGTATCGGGAAATTCTCTAGCCATATCTTCGGCTATGATATCGTCCCAACCATTTTCAACAGGCTCCATATCATCTGCTGTAGAAATCAAAATATCCCAAGGAGTGCTTGGAATATTTCGGTTTATTGCAGATATCTTCCCATTCTTCTCCCCGTAGAAATAAAGAACCGAGCACATATCAGTCTTAGGTAAGTTGTCCAAAAAGTGCTTGATTCTAGGATTGTTTAGGAGTAGATCATCAGAATCCATGCTGATTACATAAGTGATCTTATGCTTACCTGATGCCTTTTCCATATAGGCACGAAGGTTGTTCATAAACTTACCTGGTCTCTGACGAGTTGGGTACTTTAAAAGAAGATGCTTCTTATCGCTTTGCATATTGTATACTTTCCGATGTTCTGTCATCATATTGATAGTAGTGAAGCACTTTATCTAGGTGAGTTTCGCTTGTAACAAACGGATACATTCGTGAACACCAATCAATATCCTCTCCGTATGAAACTGCTCGGAACGGAATGTTTTTGGCAATCTTGCTTGCCCACACGCACATATGATATGGAGGACGCTTAATATCTCCTAGTGTTCCATCAGGATTGTGCTTAAGTCCTTCGTGAGGATTTCCCATACGGAAATCAACCTTGAACTCCTTACCATTTACCGTGCAATGCTGTTCAAAGGTAATCACATCCGCAGGGTTATTTCTCAAGGTTTCAATTAAAGTTGAGATATAATCTTCGGATACGGCATCATCATCATCCAAGAAAGCAACCCACTTACCTCTAGCAGATTGAATCAAAGCCTGACGCTTTTCTCCGATGCTCATGCTCTTATTGTCTACAAGAGTTAAAACCTCAACGCAGGTCTCATTTCCAATTTGTTCCAACAAACGATTGTAAGTTGGAATCAGACACTTCTCAAGACGAGAAGGAATAGAAAGAATCAGAACACTTAGTAAAATTTGATTAGGAGGCGTTGGCATCTTGAGTTAAACCGAAACCGGCTTCCTTTCTTCTATTATAAACTGCGTTATCATGGGCGTACAGTTCTCGGTTCTCGTTACGCATATACAACGCATCTATTCCAATCTCTATCCAAAAGTGGCGAATGATAACGCGGTCAATATAAGTTGCTTTTCTTAGAATTCTGCTGACATCAGTAAACTCATTGTCAGGAAACACACTGATGTATTCAGGATTGTAGATATAACCAAATCTTTCAAAATACTTCTTACCAAAGATGCAAAGAGTATTTAATCTCTCGCCCTGCTTGCCGTCATTGTAATGTAGAACACCATCACCATCAGGATAGTAGGTCTGCATATCCTGCATGATAATATCATCGTATCCATGAATCTGAGGAATCATATCGTCTGATGCAAGCAACATTACATCATAATCGCCTGCGTGTTCTAAATCAGCATTAATGGCTTCTATCTTGGTTTTTGAATTGCCCCAAAATGCTTTAACCAAATCGCCTTGCTTGGCAATCCAGTTACGCATACCAGGATTGTTCATAGTGACATCATCAAGATCAAACGAGCATAAAAACCTAACATCGTGCTTACCGGATGCCATATTCTTATAGAGATTAAATACCTCCATGAACTTAGCCGGACGCGATCTGCTTGGTAACTTAATCAGAAGTTTCGCCATGTAGTTCCGCCTCTTCTTTAAACTCTTCTATAGTACAACGATTTACAAGCACAGGAGTTCCTTCTCCAAGATACCCACCAAGTGTATTCACTTCCAACCACTCGTAAGCATCAACCACATCCATACCCTGTGCCACTAAAATGTCTAGACACTTTTCGTAATCATAGACAGCCACAGGCATGGTCTGCCCAAACTTACGCAGGTTGCCTAAGAACGCGGCTTCAAACTCAGGATAGACGATTATCTCATCCTTCCGCTTCAACGGTTTCCGAGGGTTCATCGGCTGCTCCTTCCTGGTCAGAGCCATACTTGAACTCTTTGGCTGCTGCTGTTTCCAAAGCCTTCATCACTTCTTCGGTGAAATACTTGGTTGGATTCTTCACAATCTGGCTTTCGAAGGCGGTTGTGCCGTTTGGCAATTCAATCTTGGTGGAAACCTTCTTGAACACTCCCTGCTTCAGAGCAAGGTCAACCAAACCGTAGTATCGGTCAAGTCCCTTATCAAAGGTTAGAAGAACATCAATCATCTTATTCTCTCGGGTAAGACGACCCTTGTAGAGTTTGCAATGAACAATATTGCCAACCACTTCGTCATCCACCTTGTGCTTCTTCTTGGAAAGATAAACAATGGTTGAAGCCGCATACTTTAGTCCTGTGCCACCACCCATCTCCTTGGTTGGCACATACGCACCAACTACCTCGTAGGTGTGATTCGTAACAATCATAGGAATGTTATGCAGACCCAACTTCAAAGTAAGCACACGGAATGCACCCTTGATAACCTGAGCACGGGTCATGTCTCGCACTTCCTTGCCTTCAAGCGTGTCGTTGGTTTCCTTGCTGGTGCTCAACATGCCGAGCGAGTCCAACACCACAAAGAACGGCTTACGCTTCTTCTCGTCCAACTTACCGTAGTTGTCGATGATTTGCAGCAACTGATGACGGAACTGCTCCACGGTTGCCACAGGGAATACGGCAACGCGATTCGGGTCAAGTCCGCGTGACTTAATCATATCGCTAGTTACAGCCTGTTCGGAGTCAAAGTAAAGAATCGCTCCTTCAGGATTATCGTTCAAGAACTGTGCGGCGATACCCAAAGCAAAATAGGTCTTGCCTGTGGCAGACTCGCCTGCAATACCTAGAATCTTATTGTTGGCAATACCGCCAGTCAACGAGCCTGACAGAAGAGCGTTGAAAGAATACGAGCCAGTATCCACAAAGCCCGTGATATCTCCTTCAACTCCATCTTCGGCTAGCGAAGCAAACTCATTACCTGACGCACGAATCATACTCTTTAAAAAGTCACTCATTGTGTATTCTCCATTGTGTTATTGTATCACACTTTTTGTTTCCAGTCAAGTCTTTTAAGAGCGTCCCTCACTCTTTTCCGTTTTTCTCGTAGTTCATGTTCATGGTATCGTTTATCTTTAATGTGTTCGGTTATTATGTGAAAAACCACTAATATTGTAAAACATAAACTAGTTATAAAAATTATTCCATTCATGTCCATGTGAACAAGCCTTCTAGACTGCTAACTTCTCGCATCTGCCACCCGATTACATTTAAGATTGCGTTCAGAGGTTCTTCGAACGACTTCTCAAATTGAGTGTCATAGTCTATGTATTTCGTCTCTAGTCCAAACTCCTTGGGAATTCCGGCTGAAAAAGAAATAACCTTGTCACGAATCGGATTGGGAACTCGCAGATAAACATACTTAATTTTCTCACCATCGCCAATTTTAGGATATCGCTTTCCTAAATCCTTTTCACGAAGCCAATGGTTATACAATAAGGCTCCCTTAACATGAAGTGGAGTAGACTTGCGATAGATGGTGGTGTCATCCCGATACTCTTTCAATCCGTTGCATCCACGCGGGAACGCAATTTCTTCCACCGAACGAGCAAAGAAGTCAGTCTTAAACTCGGCAACATATTCTCGCAATTCAGATTCTTTGCCCACCATGATAATACCGATGGCTTTCTTTAAAGCATCACGAACAATCTCAGGGGTGCTGCTCTTCGCGGTTTCAAGACCCATGATTTTAGTTTCAGGCTTGCTTAGAAGAACATCATCTTCTCCCATCCAAATGCTCAACATGTAACGCTTCTTGGCTGTCCAAATGCCCTTGGAAGAAATGCCTTCTCGCTTCATTCTCATCTTTTGAGCGTAGGCGTTCTGTTGTTCTGCAAGAGCAGCGTATTGCTTATCAATGAACGGCTGCAACACCTCGTTGCAGAACTTGTTCAAGAACTTTGTAATCTTTTGTGGGTCAGTTTCGTTGGGCATCACTTGCTTTACAAGCGAGCCTAATCGCAGATATACGGAATCGGTATCTGATGCTATCACATAATCGACTCCTGTGGTCTTCAGGGTTTTATTCAAGAATCCATTCAAGCCGTTCTCAATCCAACGAATGGATACCTGTCCTGAGATGGTGATAGCCTCGGCAATCTCTTGGTCGTAATAGCGGAAGTATTGATTGCCGCAAGCACCGAATGCCGAGTTCAATTGAATCTTACGAACCAACTGAAAGTTGTGGAACTTTGTAATGTCAAGTTTTAGTTGTGCTTCCTGTTCAGGTGTAGGATTCACAAGTTTCTTTAAAGCGGCTTTGGCTTCCAACATCTTCTTCTTGAAAGCCTTGCGTTCCTCATACATGGTTTCCATAAGTTTCGGCAAGAATCCTTGTGTATCCTTGCGAAACGCTACACAGTTTCCTGCTACACTAAGATTCTTGGCTCGCATGTTATCAAGATAATCTCTCGCGCCTGCGCTCGCACCCGCGCCCGCGAGGAAGTCATTCACACTAAACTTGTTGCGAGTTCCTGCATTAGTTTTGGTTTCAGGAGACAGATTGTATTGCATGATGAGATGCGGATACAGCGAGTCCAAGTCAAAACTTACAACCCAATCGTGCGCTCCAACGATAGGGTCTTTCACATACGCGCCTTCAAACTTATCTTCCTTGTCTTCCGCATTTCCCTTCATGGGAATCGCAATTCGCTTCTTGGTCAGGTGATGGTAGATGATGGCATCCCATGTGCGAACTTGCGAGAACACATCGTTCAGATTCACCTTGGCGGAATAAGCAAGTGCTAGAGCAAGTTCCATCAGTTTAAGTTTGTTCTCAAGCATTCCTACAAGCAGAGTATCGTGGTGATTATACTCCATGAATCGTTGGAAATCATTCTTGTAGAATTCTGCTAGAGTTCCATCGTAGTGCTTTTTACGCTCGCCCAATTCCACCCAAACGATATGGTCAAGTTTATAGGTTTCGCGGGTCACATAAGTGAACTTACGATACAGGTCAAAGTAGTCCAAGGTAGCGATGCCTAGCAGGTCATACACCTCGTTCTTCTTGTTCATTACTTCCACTTCGCGGGAACGAATCTCTCGCCAAGGAGAAAGACGCATGGCTTCCTTCTCGTCAAACAGGCGAGTGATACGATTCACAAGATACGGAATATCAAAGAAGTTGACATTCCATCCGGTCACAATGTCTATATCCATTGCTTCCCATGCTGCAAGGAAGTCTCGCAACATGTGCTTCTCATCGTCGTATTGGAAACACTTCGCATCAGGAATCGTAAACTCACCCAATCCAAACACCAATACCTTGTTGCCTACCTTGAGAGTGATAGCGTTCACTCGCTCGGTTGCAGTCTTGATGGACGGAAAGCCTCCCTCGCATTCCGTCTCAATATCAATAAAAGCCACCTTTAGTTTAGACGGGTCGTATTCCACTTCATTCGGAAACACTTCACCAATGTATTGATACAACCATTCCGTATTTCCAAATATTTCAAATCCTGCCACTCCCTTGTATTCGCTGATAAATTCTTTGGCATCACGAATGGAACCAGGCTTGAAAGGCTCAACATACTTGCCGTCAAGAGTCTGCCACTCCGTCTTCTTGCCTTTTGCAGGCACAAACAAAGTAGGCATGAACGGAACCTTTTCGGCTATCCGCTTGCCGTTCTCGTATCCACGATAAAGGATATGAGAACCTCTAACAGCAACATGGGTGTAAAATTTCACTTGTCCTCTCGTTCAACCATAGAAATCCAATCCTGATGAATCAGATTGTTTCTGCCGTATCCTTGTCCACGAATCTTGGAAATATCCCACAGCACTTTGTCGCCAACCTTGACATCTTCGGTGAGTTTATCGCCAACAGAAATCACCGTGCTCCACACCAACTGTGAGTTAATCTTCTCGGTGTAGATGATACCTTCCGAGGTCTTCTTTTCACCACCACCAACAGTCTGCACTTCAATCCACTTGCCAATCGGTCTCAACTTGTTCATGCTAAAAATCCTTGTAATGAGTTTGCCACTTCTTCACGAATTCGGTCTTCCGCAATCTTAACATACTCGGGGTTCAATTCGGTTCCCACATAGTTTCTACCATTGTTCAAAGCCACCACAGCGGTTGTGCCGCTGCCTGTGAACGGGTCAAATACCGTTCCACCAACAGGCGAACCTGCAAGAACACATGGAGTAATCAGTTCCTTGGGATACACCGCAAAGTGTGCGCCCTTGTATCCCTTGGTGTTCACAGTCCACACGGAACGCTTGTTCTTCTTGCCGTCTGCGCCCCACAATCTCTCAGGCTCTAAAGCAGGGTCACGGGCTCCCTTATCTTCAGGTTGTGTGCGATTCTTGTTGCCAGGAGCATGCGGAGCACTAACAGCGGCTTCCTTGATGGCTTCATGGTCATAATAGTAGTGCGACTTCTTGGAGAGCATGAAAATGTATTCGTGAGCACGAGTGCATCGGTCGGTAACACTCTCAGGCATAGGATTAGGCTTGTGCCAAACAATATCTTGACGCAACCACCAACCATCGGCTTGCAAGGCAAACGCTACTCGCCACGGAATTCCAATCAGGTCTTTCGTCTTCAATCCCTTTTGGTCTTTACGATTGCCTGGCACAAAGTCGGTTGGCATACCACGCTGACCGCCGATAGTTTGCGGTGGAGGAGCACAATTCTTTGCTGCCATGTAAGAATCACCAAGATTCAACCAAAGCGTTCCATCGTCACGCATAATACGACGCACCTCGCGGAACACCTCCACCATCTTCTGCACATACTCTTCCACAGTTTCTTCCTGACCGATTTCCTCATCTCCACCCTCGTAGGAACGCAAGCCGAAATACGGTGGGGAAGTTACGCAAGTGTGAATGCAGCCATCTGGCAGCGTCTTCATGCCTGCAATACAATCACCAAGAATTATGCGATGTGTGTTCACGCGATATCTCCATATTTGGTTCCACGCACAAAGAACTGCTCTTCGTGCCACGCAAAGCCAAAGCATTCTCTAGCATAATTCAAAATGATATCCTTGTCAAACTTGTTGCACGAATAAACATCAAGCGTGATGAATCGCTTTGGCTCCATTGAGTGAATTTGAATACCACTCTCAATGAGTGGAACCCAACCGCTCACTCCTGCCTTGTCGGGATATAGTTCCGTGCCGTGATTGGTTGGGCCGTGCATTACTACAGGCTGACTCATGCGTGTCATGCCAATCTTGTCTACAACTCGCTCAAGAAAGCGGTAGTGCAACTCCAAGTCATCGGCTGCACCGACGCGGCAATTATACATGTCCAAATAGTAAGAATATCCGAATGGTTTAATTTCACTCATTATTTGCCTCGTTGCTTTGGATACGGCTTTGGAGGATTACGCTCCTCAAACTCTCGCCGCAGTTTCTTGGTTTCTGCTTTAGTTCTGCCCAACACAAACGCATACTTATGTTTGCTAGGCATTTCCACTTTGGTGGATGTCTTCTGCTTTTCCTTGGAGTGTTCTCGCAACCGCTGCTCAATCTCATCAGGGATATTTTCCCAAAGTATCTTTTGGTCGTTGTTCCAATCCTTTTCCCAAGGAATGCCCAACTCTTTCGCATACTTCTTGTATGCACTACGCACACGAAAGAATCGGTCGCTTACAACCTTGCCGGTATACGGATTGATATACCTAGTCGTGGTTCCCGAATCTTGACCAAGGTAGTAGAAATTACAAGCCTGATAGATGGTTCCCAATTCTTTTGCGGTTGGGTCAGAGTAAGCAGTGAACAAACGATACTGCGTGTTCTTTACCATCCAATTGATGCACCACATCAGGAATGAACTAGCCAAACACTTTGGACTCCATGATACGCAAGCACCACGGCTAACCAATCGTTCAATTTCTTTGGTATTTTCGCCAAGCAGTTTTGAGAAAGCGTTCGGCAAATTCATCAGGATAACTCCCGCCATGATATCTTTGCCTATCAATCCTTGATTTGGAGCATGATAATACGCCCCAAACCAATGCGTGGTGTATTGAGAAAGATTGCCAAGCCATTCGTGACGCTTGATGAATTCTGTGGCTTCACGCTTCTCGGCTTCAGTTGTGAGCGGCTTGAAAATGAAATCGGAAACTCGCAGTTCGGCTGCTTGTTCTTGAGACAGGTCGGCTTCCGCCAAATCTTGCTGAAGATTGTTTAAGCGTATATCATACTGCCAACAATGTTCTTTGTCGTAAGATTTAGTTCGCTCAATAATGTCTACCGATTCACTTTTGCTTTTCGAGTTCACTCTTAACCTCAATAAGTATCAATAGAATTGTTGTTACTCACAACAACCCTACATTTTTTTTACTTGACAAATAGAATCAAAAAACTTATGAGTTTCTTGTGGTGTCTTTCCACGGAGAGGAAATGTAATAGGTTTGAAGAGGTCTTGTTGTGTCTTCGCTGTTGCTGTTTGTGTTTTTGCAGCAGCCATTGCCGTTGGTGTGAACAACATCAGAAGGCTTAACATCAGCAATGAACAGGGGAGCAGACTGAGCAGATTGGGCTTTCTTGTCATGTAGGTAACTATACATCAAAACTGCGTAGTTGACAATATCAATTATGGTATCTTCGAAAGATTCATTTTCAACAGCCAATTTTCCAGATTCAACGAAAGATGAAAGCCGACTCATCTTATCGGTCATGCGAACCAAGAATCCTTGTTCTGTGCTACAAATCCCCATTGCTTCTACTCGGGTGAAATTTGCAAATGGTTCATTGCCTCCGTTTCCTGCGTAGTCTGCATTCTTTTTACGCATAAGACTACGACCCTTATCACAAATTGTTTCATGTATTTTTAATAATTCATCGCGTGTCATTTTAAGAAACTCCAGTAGAGCCGAATCCACCTGTTCGGCTAGTCTTGGGCTGAACTCGCTCATCGGTGGACTGTAGCGAGTATTTCAAAACAGGAATCATTTCCCCCTGACAAATTCGGTCGCCGTGTGTTACTCGAATAGGAATATTTGAAAGATTAATAACAGGAATCATTAACTGATCTGTGTAATCAGAATCAATAACACCTTCAGAATTTGCTAAAATTAATCCTCCTTTTATTGCTAGCCCACTTCTAGCATGAAGACGAACAGAATATCCTTCAGGTATATCTAAAACAATACCTGTTGGAATTAAAACTCTAACTCCATCTGGAGGAACAAGTAAAAACGCTGGAGCATCTGCTCTCTCAAATGCTGCCAACAATTTATAATTTGCATTGTTTTTATCATAAGCATCAACAATTCTTGTTTTACTACCAAAGTATGCTTTAATATCAAAACAAGCAGATTGTTCTGTTGCAAATGAAAGGTCGAAAGAATCGGACCACAACTTATTGTATTTTAATATCAATTTATTCATAATATAATCCAAATTACTAGCAAAAATATTTATCAATCATTCTTCTGAATCGGGGTCATACACTTCATAGTTTGTTCTTTTTCTTCCTATGTTATATTTGGGTATTAATTCCCAATTTTTCTTTTCGCCAAATGGTAAAATTTTTAAATAAGAAATTGGAACTGTTGGTTCTTTACTTTTAGAAGAAACTTTCAATTTTAAAAGACCCCAATCTTGCAATAAGTTACATATAGTGTTTCTTCTTGCAACATCTGTTTCTGGAAAATCTGTTGGAAGCCCATCCAACATAAAAAGTTCTTTAAAATGCACAATATAATACTTGCCTCTTTTATGAAGAATGTGGCAAGATTGATATAATTTATTTTCTGTTTTAGAAGATATACCAATTCTAGTTAAAGTTTCTTTTATTTTAAGAAAATTTTCTGGATTGGGTAATTCTACTTCTATAAATGAGTCAATCAATTTGTCCATAACAATACTCCTTACCATTTAAGAGTATTTAGATTTTTTTATTTTCTGCCACCTGTATTTGTTTTCGCAATCAATTCATCTTTGTCGTTTTCAGACATCATAGACAGATACTCTCTAGCCTTAACGCGACTAACTTTATAATAATCTGATACTAACTTTTCTATAATTTCGTCTCGTTCTGATTTCTCCCACTTTGAAAACCTTTTTTTCTTCTTGATAGCATAATACAAATAATCATATTGCATTTTTTTGTCTAAATGATTCATGCAATTCATAATGTTTGCTGGCATAACACATTCAGCAAAATTGGAAAATGTTCGATTAACAATAAATGGAAGATAAGCCCTTTCACATTCAGGATCTCTGTCCATAAGATTTTCGGTTTTTTCGTTTATACTTTTAACAAAATCAAAAGGATTCACTTTACAGTCTCAATGATACTAATTAAATCGTCTTCACAATCCAATTTTACAATCAATCTAATTGGTATATAAATCCAATCTTTCTTTTTAACATCATAATATGATCTTAAAAGGAAAGAATCATATGCATTTATACCATGATATCTGTCAATTAGTGGGGCTTCAACATATTCCTTTGTAACTGAGGAAATTTTATTTTTTATTTTTGTAACTATTTTACTTCCATTTAAATCTTCATAAGTTATATCCAAGTGTTTTGGTGATATTTTTACTAAAACTTTGTCAATAAAATCGCCAAGTACAACATCTGCTGCGCCACTAATATCAAAAATATTTTGCATTCCATCTTTATTTTTATGATTTCCTATGGCTTTAGTAGAAAAATAGTTTTTTCTATCTTTAAGAAACATTTCTCTCAAACTATTACATTCATCAAGATATTCATTGTAGTTGTATTTTTCTGTTATATTTTCTGTCGATGATACAATTTTTTCAATCATTTCATCGGACAGTTTAGAAGATAAATCTACTATTTTTTGAAATGGGTTTACACTATTTGTTTCTTTTAGTTCGTTAATGACATTTAAACTAACATCACCTAGTGTTTTTTTATAAACTTCAATAAAATCTTCAATCTTATACTTCTTGTTCACTTCGTGAAGTGCGATTGTTAAATCGTTTAGGCTTTTTATTTTGTGATTCATATACCTTTATTTATCGAAAGAACAATCTGAAGCGAGCATCAAACAACAAGCAACCATGTTTAATTCTTGGTCTGCAACAAACGCAGCCTTGTATTGATACTCGCTCAGGATAAGAATTGCTTGTGGGATTGAGCCAGAGTTCATCTTATCCTGCAATCCATCATAAATACGCCGGAAGATCATTGCAGGTTCGGTGTCCGAGTGTTCCGCAACCCATTTGCGAATATCAGCAAACGACTTGCTCTTCATCGCCTTCACCAACTGGTCGATATCAATATCTTTGCCAGTAGCAAGAGCACTAGAATTCACCGCTCCTGAAACTGAATGTCGTTGAATCGTATTGAGTATTCTGCGAAAGTCAGGGAAATAACGAATGATGAGTTCAGCAATCGCTTTCTCTTCATATTCGATGCCTTCTGCTTCCATGATTCGCTTGGCTCGCTCAAGAAATTCTCCAGCGAGTTGCGGCTTTTCTTTCGCAGGAATCTTGAAGTCAACAACCGTGCAACGAGAGTGTAGTGGCTCAATGATACGAGCCTTGTAGTTGCAAGTCATAATGAATTGACAGTTCACAGCAAACTCTTCAATAGCACCACGAAGAGCAGGCTGTGTAGACTGTGGATTCAGATAGTCGGCTTCGTCAAGTATGATGACTTTCTTGCCACCATTCAAAGAAACGGTTGAGGCGAAGTTTCGAATCTTGGTGCGTAGTGTATCAATGCCACCCTCCTCGCTCGCATTGATAAACATGTAGTCCACCCCAAGTTCCGAACACATCGCACGGGCTATGGTTGTTTTACCACAGCCTGCGGTTCCCGACAGTATCATGTTCGGGATTTCGCCTGACTGCACTACACCTTCGAAGGTGGACTTAATCGCCTTCGGAAGAACGCAGTCTGCAACCGTTTTTGGTCGATATTTTTCAACCAACGGCAGCATTGGACTTCTTCTTGCTCTTGGTGAACTTGCTGTCAGTTTCCAAAGAAATCCAATAGGTCAACGCCTGATTCTTGGTTTCAAACTGAGCCACCTTCTTGTCGGACACCTTAACTTCGTAAGTGCCAGGAATCATCTTTAGATTCTCCGACTTGAACATGAACTCAAAAGAATCATCGCCGTCATACTCACCCACATCAATCGAATAGGTGTGTCCTGTGCTGTCCTTGCGGTCAAACACATTCAAGGTTAGACGGTCGCCAGAGTTGCGAAGAGCAAGGTCAGGAGCAGCAAGAACTGCTGCCGCTTTCTGCAACTCGTTGAAATCCTTGGAATCTAAAGTGAAATCCACAACAGATTCTGGCATGTTGAAACTCTTGCCGCTCTTGATGATTTGCAGAATCTGCGGGTCAAGCATTTCAAGGTTTGAATAGTAGTAGCGAACCTTGGCTCGACTGCCTTCCGACTTAATTACCACATGGTTGTTTTCAAATTCGAAGTGTGGTTCCTTGAACATGCTTACGGTTGCAAGGAACTTGCTTAAATCCCAAACACCGAACTCTATCGGGAAGTCCTCCTGAACTTCCGCCTCAACCATAATGTTCTTGGTTGGGCTGATAGTCTTCAAGGTGTTGCCTGGCATCACAATTAGGTTGCTGTTGATAGTGCTGAAATTCTTCAGAACTGCCAGCGTGTCGTGCGAAATCTTCATAGTGTAATCTCCTTCAAAGGTTGTGGTATACTACCACGAACTCAGGAGAAGTCAAGCACTAGGTGGAAGTAATTCTCCTTGATTGTGTCGTAGCAGTGTCTCTTTTAAAAACAAGGCTGGCACAGAATATATTTGCCAATTACGGCAGTTTAGCATAACCACTACACCAATGCAAGCCCCGGAGTCTGCACGATACAATCCGCCGCCTGAGGAGCCTGGAGCACCATCAGCATCTGTTTGATAATAATAAGGTAGATGCTCGGATAGTGAACCCCGGCTCCTGTGATTGTTTCCAATGATACCGCGAGTAATGCTCATGTAATCCGACGATGGGTTTCCCATGATGTATACAGGCACTCCCATTCGTGGAGTAGCATAATCAAACCTGCATCCTTTAACAAGAGCGGTCAATGGTTTATCGTTTGCCACCTCTAGGATGGCTAGGTCATATTCTGGATCGTTGAATACCAATTTACAAGTTTCTTTACTTATTGGAGACTCTAACTCTCCTGCAAACAGAGTAACTTCTATCTTTTTTGTTCCCCATGTTTTATCATTAGATGATGCGTCTTCAGAAAAAGAAGGAAACATAGGAACAAAATCTATTTCCACATAATTATCAGGAAAAATACATCTTCTAGTTTTAACTTGTTCTTCATCTTCAATCACATGTGCTGCTGTGAGCACATACAACTTGCCGTTCTTGCGATATGCAATGCCAGAACCAAGAGGCACACCGTCGTAGTGGACAACGGCATTTGCTCCCACGATACTTTCCACAACCTGTTGGTTGTAACTATTGCAATCGCAATTTGCTGATGAATGGCAGGATACTTGTCCTGCTGTAAGCACGCTTGCAAGCGTTAGTAGCACGCTCGCCATGACCAAACTCCTCGGTCTACGCATACGCGGCTCCAATCTGTCCTTTTAAGACGGCTAGTTTTTGGTTAATCTAGCCGTTTGAGAAGGACAGAATTATTTATAAAATTACTGCTTTTGATTTTTTAAATCGTAGTAGTAACTATCATCATCGCAATCAATAACCCAACGGTCGCTTGTTCCCTCGCATCGGAAAATCTTATCGTCAACCTTGTAGTCAGGCTTCTCAGGGAATGGCTTGGTTACAAACGACATATGCTTCCAATAGATTCTGTTGTTTGGCTGTAGAGCAAAGCATCCGTTATCCAAACGAATCATATGCAAGCACTTGTATTGAGTCGGCTCATCGCTGTATGCGTTGTTATACCAATCAAAAGTTGTCATGTAATCTCCCCAATATGCTTTACCGTCTTTCAAGATAACCTTACAACGAGAACCACGAAGAGGTTCGTATGTGGTGACAGTTGAATTAATGGAGAAGCAATCCCATAACTGAAGATGATCTAAAGGAATCTCAGGTGCGTCTTCACGATGACAAAGCATGTGAATAGGAACGCGACTGCGAACCAAACCATTATCTGTTAAAACATGAAACAGGATTGCTCGCTCAGGATTAGATTGAGCACCAAATACCATAACTTTATCAAACTCACCTCGGTGAGTCTTATGCTGATACATGTGTTCACGACGAATCAAACAGAAAAAATTTGGTATGTTTAGGTTTAGCATATAAAGCCATCTGTGGGATTCGAACCCACGACCTCCAGATTACAAATCAGGTGCACTACCACTGTGCTAAGATGGCGAAAGTAGTCCCTATAGGATTCGAACCTACAACTTCTTCCGTGTAAAGGAAGCACTCTAGCCGTTGAGTTAAGGGACTATTAGTGTCGGTGGAGGGAGTCGAACCCACACGCCTTGCGGCAAAAGAACCTAAATCTTTCGTGTATGCCAATTTCACCACACCGACTATTTCTTACTTCTTGACTTTGGTTTTCTTTTCCTTCTTTGCCAAAGACTTCTTAACCTTGGCAACCATTTCCTTCAGTTCAGGAGGAGAGAATGCGTTTGTCTTCAGTAGATCGTTTCTTCGCTTCTCTTCTTCCTTCTCTGCCTTCATTTCTCTGGCCTTTTCCCCACTATCAAGTTGCTTGCAGTATTCAACGAGAGCAGCCTGACATTCTGCTTCGTTAACAAAAGGCCCGTGAAACTGTGCCCATGTTTCATCCCAAAAAATCCAACCTGAATGCTTGGGAGAATACTCTACAGGATCGTGACGACCGATAGCAATGTATCCCTTCTCACTTGCCTTGGGCTTACTCCACTCGCACATTACCTTTTCGGTATTCTTGACCCACAGTTCAACATCAAAATCAAACGGGTAGTGCTTTAGCAAATCACGAGCCTGCTTGCGAATTGCATCCTTGCCCATCTTGGTGTTGCCCATAAGTTCCTTCAGAAATTCTGAAGTCTTAACAACTGCCCAATAAGATTCATATGGTAGCGTCATGGTATAGTTTCTCCTTCCTACGAGACTGTCGCTCGTAGGCTTTAAATAATCCTTCACTAAATCCGGCATGCTTGCCGTGACCGTATCCTTGAGAATACGCCCAAGTATATAACTTGATTTGTGAGGCTGCGAATGCGGAAATTGCCGAAACGATGAAAAAGATTGTTGCTATTGTTTCCATATCATTAGTTATAGTATAACACAATCTGAACAAAAGTGCGAGAGGTGGGATTCGAACCCACACGCCTTTAGAGGGCAGCGGATTTTGAATCCGCCGTGTATGCCAATTCCAGCCACTCTCGCAAACAGTAGGACTGATGGGATTCGAACCCATACTTTGCGGATTTTAAATCCGCTGACTCTGCCGTTGGTCTACAGTCCCGTCAAGTATAGTATACTGTCTACTCCAACAAAGTCAAGCACAAAATAATTTTAAAACTGGCTCGGCTGGATTCGAACCAGCAACCTATCCGTTAACAGCGGATCGCACTACCGTTGTGCTACGAGCCAACTTTTTAAATTTGCTTTTCTCGCTTAATCCAAAGTGGAAGAATACCACGCTCTTCAAGTTTACGAAGAGTTTCCTTCTTTGCATTAAGTAGCAGTTCCTGTCGCTTCAAGCGACGAGATTCATAACGACGCTTACGACGACGACGAAGTTCTCTCATTTTGTCTATCATTATCTAAACCTTTCTTCTTCATAAGATGCTTCACCCAAATTTCAGTTACAGTCATTGGATGATGGAATTCCTCAAACTTGAAACCACTAATTGGCTCCTTGTTCTTGGTCTTGAGTGCAGTATAGATGCCGTTGAGTCGGTTAGGCTTGAACTCACCAACAGGTTCTTCCTTACCTAGACCAGGCCATGCTTCTGCCTTGGTTCCGATTACCAATCCTTGTGGAGATGCAGGCGACTTAAAGAATATAGCATCCTGCTCATACTTTGCGCCCATCTTCTTGGCAAAGCCTTTGATGGCTCCGCTCTTTGTTGGAGTGGCATCATCTCCGATAATCATAAAAGACTCTTCAGTAACACGACGCTTCTTGCCGTCACCAAGGTCTTCTTCGTAAGTGCCAACAACTTTCTCAAAACCAAAACCTGCTGCACGAATATCATTCTCCAACTTCTTGTTGAGTCCACGATTCACCGACAGCGAATTGCTGCCACGAAACGCGGTAAGCAAAGCAAACGGTCGCTTCTCAACATGTGAGAACACGCGAGCAAGTGAGATTTCTGTAATCAATTCTTTTCGATAGGTTTCAATTTGTTCAGACACTTGTGGCTCCCCTGATTTCTTCTGTAGATTGTTTTAGTGACAAGTAAACTTTTCGTATCTCTTCAAACGCTTGCGATGCGGTGAACTTGCCTTCCAATTCCCACTCAACAATACGAGCAGTTTTGCGGGCTAGTTCTCCGATATTCGCATGTGCTGCGAAGTCTTCAATCTCCATCATTTTTCTCCGAATGCGACTTGCTGTAACCGCTCCAACAAGTCTGGTAAAGTTAAGGTATAGTGTTTAGTATACCGTCACTTTCCCTTCGGTGCAATTTTTTTATTTGCTTTCTTCTTTTTCTTAAAAATTGCGTCCCAATTCTTTGACCATAAAGCGTAATCCACCTTACGGTATCTATCTCCCTTGCCTGCTGCATGCTTGCCGCTCATATCGTCTCCTGGTGGCTTGAGAAGGTGATTTGGTGAACAGGTAGACCGCAGTTTCCTGCATCGCCAATAGCATCAATTATAAAAACCTTCAGTTCGCCTAAATCTTTAAAATTGTGCAAGGCGGTCAAGTGCTTCGTTTGCAGTTCCCCACCGCTTACGCCATGCCTTCCAACGAGTGAATGCGTTACGAAGACTTGGCGTAGGAGGATTCTCCATTGCTTCAAACAATCGCTTCGCGTCTTCAGGAGACATGGCATTCAATCTCCACTCCATCTCAGCAGAATTCATCTGATTGAGTGGAAGATTCAAAAATTCTTTAACACGGTCAAAAGGTTCAGTCATTTTATATACTCCAAAGTCGGGGTGATAGGATTTGAACCTACGACCTCCTGCTCCCAAAGCAGGCGCACTAGCCAAACTGTGCTACACCCCGAGAAAGCGGGTAGAGGGATTCGAACCCTCGGCCTTTGGTTTGGAAAACCAATACTCTACCGCTGAGTTATACCCGCAAAAAGTCCGAGCCATTATAGTTAGGTGAAAATGGTATTGAGTTGACGGTTAACTCGGACAAATGTTGTGCATTTTGGCAAGTCCTTCAGGCGAGCAGCACCCACATAAGTGCAAGCCGAACGAACTCCACCAAGAATTTGTTGCATCACGCCATCCACAGGACCAACAGGCTTCACATGAACCCGCTTACCTTCTGCGGCACGATATTGTGCAACTCCTCCTGAATACTTTTCCATTGCAGTAGCGGAACTCATGCCGTAGAACTCCTTGCCGTCTTCGGTTTCCTCACCTGCGGCTTCATCAGTTCCTGCAAACATGCCACCAATCATAACAAAGTCTGCGCCTGCACCAAATGCCTTGGCTACATCACCGGGGCAGGTGCACCCACCGTCCGAAAGCACATAGCCACCTAGTCCGTGTGCGGCATCAGCACACTCCATGATGCACGACAGTTGCGGGTAGCCAACACCTGCAACCTTTCGTGTGGTGCAAACCGAGCCAGGCCCAATTCCAATCTTGACAATGTTCGCACCTGCAAGAATCAAGGCTTCAGTCATTTCTCGTGTCACCACATTACCTGCAATCAGAATATGATTAGGAAAAGCCTCACGAATAGTTTGCACATACCGCACAAACTTTTCAGTATAGCCGTTAGCCACATCCACACAGATAAACTTGATGGACTTGTGGCGATTCAGAATTCGTTCAGCCTTTTGGATTTCTTCCATGCTGGAATTCATATCACCCATACCGATAGTATACACCACATTGGTAGACCAATTCAAATGACTACTTGCCCAATTATTCATAAACTTATCCCATTCTGCTTCCGTGTAATACTTGTGAATACCACACAGCGCAGCGTACTCGCTAAGACTATCAGCCATTTCAAATGTACCAACAGTATCCATGTTGGCTGCAACAATTGGCACACCAGTCCAAGTTTCTTCATTTTTATTTGGAAGTTTAAATACAAATGTGCGAGACACATCAACCTTGCTACGACTATCAAGATTGCTGCGCTTTGGGCGAATCAGCACATCAGCGAAATCCAACTTTACATCGTCTTCAATCTTCATGTTGTAAACTCCTAAACTATTTAGACGGGGATGCGGGAATCGAACCCGCCACTAATGAATTATCCGGAATATTTTCATCAGCGATTCTACCGATGGTTGTTACTCCTTCAACCAAAGAACTCTCCCCATAAAAGAAAGGCGGTAGACCTGATGCTCTCTAGTGGCCATCTAGAAGAAACATCCAACTACGCCTCTTTGTTTGCCACCGCACACTATTCTTCCTGCCGTTAGTGGGCAGGTAGGTGGGTGAGAGCAACCAAAGTTTTTGATGGGGTTAACAATCCCACCAAGGGTTTAAGTGACCCCAACGGGACTCGAACCCGTGTCAGAAGAGTGAAAGTCTTCGATCCTTGCCGCTAGACGATGGGGCCTAGAACAACTATAGTATACTCAAGAGTTGAACTGTGTCAAGTATTCCGAACCAACTTCTGAAGAAATTTTTTCTGAAATAGGATTTAAAATTGCTTCATAATCTTTATCAAACATAAGTTTGGCAAGTCTTTCGATATCATACTCCGTTTTCCAACCCAAAACTCGCTTTGCTTTTTCTGGATTACCCAAAAGAAAAGGAACTTCATTTGGTCGTAATAGCCTAGGATCAATTTCAACATATTTGTTATAGTCTCCCAAACCGGCGTATTCAAAAACAATACTTAAAAACTCTCTAACTGTGTGTGTTTGTTGGGTTGCTATAACATAATCATCTGCAACATTTTGTTGTAGCATTAACCACATAGCCTTTACATAATCTCCAGCAAATCCCCAATCTCTTAAAGCGTCAAGATTTCCTAAAAACAATTTATCTTGTAATCCTGCTTTAATTTTTGCGGCTGCTATTGTTATTTTTCTAGTAACAAAAGTTTCTCCTCTTCTAGGACTTTCGTGATTGAAAAGTATTCCAGAAGAAGCGTGAAGACCGTAAGCATTTCTATAAATTCTTACACTATGATGAGCATACAACTTTGCGGCAGCATAAGGAGAAACTGGAGTCATTTTACTGTTTTCAGTAAATCCATTTGAACCATAATCTTTGCTGTCGCCAAACATTTCCGAAGAAGATGCTTGATAAAATTTAGTTTGGGGACTAACTAGACGAATGCCATCCATTATTCTAATTGTTCCCATAGCAATACC